GCTTCGGCGGTGCACATGCTTATCTGCCGCCGGATCACCGGAGAGGCAGGGAGTACGACAGCATAATGTGCACTGAGTGCTGCGTGGCCTCCAGGATTATCCCCTGGGGTAAGCAATAGAGAGCGTCTGGTCAGATATCTGGCTGGGCGCTTTTGTTATGGGATTATGTCATGGAGGTATTATGAAAGTTAATATACTTGGAACTAAATACAGAATAATTATAGCTACAAACGAGGAAAAACCAAAGCTGAATGAATGCGACGGTTATATGGACCCAACTATAAAAGAGATAGTGGTCGGTAAATTCGAGGGATGCCCTATGAGTGTAGAGGACCTTCAAGCCCACACAAAGAATGTAATGAGGCATGAGATCACACATGCATTTCTGCACGAAAGCGGCCTATGGACGAATAGCGGGAATGTAGAGAACTGGGGGCAATCTGAGGAAATCACCGACTGGATTGCTCTTCAGTTCCCAAAGATGCTGAAGGCGTTTCAAAAGGCTAAATGTATTTAATAAATTAAAAGAACGAGAGACGGTTAGCGCCGTCTCTTTTTAATGCAATAAAATAGTGGAGGGGATAAGGTGAATACACGAAGCATAATGAAAAAGCTACAGACAGCTATACTAAAAGAAGGATTAGTAGTAAGCATAGATACGCGACAATTCTATGCTCAAGATCAGCAACGTATGATAACCATATTCCGCCTTACCACCCCAGTATCACATCGTAAGAAAACAGGGGAATTAAAAGATGAGCAGATGACAATACTTTCGTCTACATCCGGCATAGAGGCTATACAATGCCTGAACGACATATATAAGGCGGTGAAAACTTAATGCAAGACGAGCTTATGGGAAAGTTAAAACCGCAATATAAGGCGTTCGCTGATAATTACATAGAAAATGGCGGCAATATGACAAAGGCGGCGAGAGATGCCGGATATGCAGAAAAGGGCTTGAACAAACGAGTGGGAAGGCTGATGGCAAACGAGGGCATAAAGGCTTATATAGCATGCCGACAGCAAGAAATTGATTCACAGCGAATATGTAGCCTGAAAGAGATACAAGAGTTCCGTTCCCGTGTTGTCCGCGGAGAAGAAAAAGATCAATTTGAACTTGACGCTGCCCTCACAGAAAGATTAAAAGCTGCGAATGATTTAGAAAAAGCTTTAAAAATCAGGGAAGAGGAAGAAGAAAAACAGCGTATTGCAGAAGCAGCCCGTAATGCCGGTATATGGCATATGGACTTAGATATCATTGCAGACGGTTTTCACCCAATTATCCGTGACATCAGAAATAGGAAACATACGGAGTATGATTTCCCCGGCGGCAGAGGTTCTACTAAGTCCTCTTCTGTGTCATGCATAGTCGGAGAATTGATTAAGAATAATAGCGATATGCATGCACTGATACTTCGTAAGGTTGGGAATACCTTACATGACTCTGTGTACGCTCAAATGAAATGGGCAATACAGAAAATGGGGCTGGAAGACGAATTTATTTATAAGGTGTCCCCGCTTGAGATTATATACAAGCCTACCGGGCAGAAAATATTCTTCCGTGGTGCGGATGACCCGTTGAAAATAAAATCAATCAAGCCAGAATTTGGTTATATCGGGATAGTATGGTTTGAGGAGCTTGACCAGTTCGCCGGGCCAGAAGAAATCCGAAGCATTGAGCAGTCCGCTATCCGTGGTGGAGATGTGGCTTATAAATTTAAATCATTTAATCCTCCGAAGAGTAAAAATAACTGGGCAAATGAGTATGTGGCGGAAACAGAGAGAGATAACCCTGACGCTGTAGTGTACAGGAGCACATATAAGGATGTCCCGCCGGAATGGCTGGGACAGAAATTTATAGATGACGCTGAGCACTTGAGAAAGATTAACCCAGAAGCGTATGAGAACGAGTATGATGGTGTAGCTAACGGTTCCGGCGGAAACGTGTTTGAATACCTTGAGATCCGGGAGATTACAGATGATGAAATTAACCGTATGGATAGGATCTATCAGGGCGTTGACTGGGGATGGTACCCGGATAAGTATGCGTTTATCCGGTCGTATTACGACAGCCATCATGAAAAGATATATCTGATTGATGAAAATTATGTAAACAAAACGCCGAACAAGAAAACGGCAGAGTGGATAATCAAACATGGGTATGATGATTATCTGATTACTTGTGACAGCAACGAGAACAAATCCGTGAATGACTACAGGGATATGGGTATTCTGGCAAGAGCAGCGATCAAAGGCCCTGGAAGCGTAGAGTACGGGTTTAAGTGGCTGCAAGGAAAGATAATCGTGATAGACAGGCGCAGGACACCAAATGCCTACAATGAGATTACTAAATATGAGTATGCCAGAGATAAGGACGGCAATGTCATGAGTGGATATCCAGAAGGGCAGGAAGACCATATCATAGCCGCCCTTCGCTATGCATACGAAGACTTCTTTAACAGAAGGGGGAACAGCGCATGACAGTGGAAACATATCTTGCATTAAAAGTGATTATAGCCGCCATTGCTGTGATTTTTAGTATTACTTATAGCATCTGGCGGTGGAAAAGGTGATTAAACTATGGGGATCATATCAACGATTAGGAGGTGGTGGGGAATGTTGTTCAAGAATGAAGCAGAAAGAGAGTTTAAAGTCAGCCCGGTAACGTCCCCACAGATGGACGCTCTTATCAATAAGTGTGTGATGATATACAGAGGTCATCCGGCGTGGGTAAATGAAGAGGACAATGTTCGGACAATTAATTTTGCTAAAACGATATGTGAGGAGACTGCCAGACTAATAACGCTTGCAGTCTCCATTTCTGTTAGCGGATCGCCAATGGGGGAATATTTGCAGGGTCAGATAGACAAATGCTATTTCAACTTACGTAAGTGGGTAGAGATGGGGTTGGCGCATGGCACGGCGATTCTCAAGCCTAATGGCAGCGGTGTGGATGTATTTACCCCGGCTGATTTCATCATCACATCCACGGATGATAACGGTAATATCAATGGGATTATATTCAAAGATGGCTACCAGAATGGTAATAGGTATTATACCAGGTTGGAGTATCACAGGTTTGAAGCTGACTATGTGTATGCCATATCTAACAGGGCATATGTGTCTGATGGTCAAGATGAAATTGGGAAGAAGATAGAACTGGAAAAGACACGCTGGTCGAATTTGTTGCCAGATGCATATATCACCAAGGAAAATAATGAGAGACTGGACAGCCCTCTATTTGGAGTGTTCAGCACACCTGATGCAAACAATGTAGATAGCAGAAGCACACTGGGACTGCCTATATTCTCCACTGCGATCGAGGAACTAAAGGACCTTGATATAGCATATAGCAGGAATGCGTATGAAATTGACATCAGTCAAAAAATAACCCTGTTGGATGATAGGCTGACACAAAAAAGCGGTATGAAAATAGGAAGTAGTCAAGATATAAAACTTCCTAAATTCGTGAGGAATGTGTTCGGAAATAGTGCTGACGACTTCTATAGAGAAATAAACCCACAGTTAAATACAGAGATGAGAAAAGTGGGAATCAACATGTATCTCTCATTTATTGCTTATAAATGTGGTTACAGCAACGGTTACTTCGTATTTGATGAAAAAACGGGGATGGTAACGGCGACGCAGATAGAAGCAGACCAGCAGAGGACAATACAGTTTATAAAGGACTGCCGGGACAAGCTGGAAAATTGTATGGACGGCCTGATATATGCATTGCAGATCATGGCGGAGCTGTATGGCCTGGCCCCTTCCGGGCAGTATGAGGTAGAATACGGCTTCGGAGATATCATATACAGCTACGAAGAGGACAAGGCAAACTGGTGGAAGTATGTGGTAAATAGGAAAATCCCGGCATGGAAGTATTTTGTGAAGTTTGAAAACATGACAGAGGAAGAAGCCAAAGCCCTTACAGAAGAAGCGCAGCCGGAAGAGCCAACGTTATTTGGAAAGGAAGAATAGCCTATGCTATCACCGGAATATTTAAGGCAGATAACAGAAGGGGCAGAAGAGAATGCCAGTAAGTTGCACCAGAAGATTATAGCCCTCATAATATCACGGATGGTAAGGAGACTGGAAAGGCGAGAGGAATATTTATTCACTCCAATTGACAGGTGGCAGATAGACACCATACAGGAGTCTGGATATCTGCTTGAGGATATCCAGAAGGAGATATCAAACCATCTGGGAATCCAGTACAAAGAGGTTAAGGCCAGAATGGAAGAGGCAGGTATAAAAGCTATTGAGTATGACAATGAAACGTATAAGGCTACTGGACTGTCTCCTACGCCACTAAAACAAGCGCCACACCTGATCAGGATTATGCAAAGAAATTATGAAGCTACTAATGGGGAACTGCGGAACCTTACACGGACAACCGCCAATGCCGCACAACAGACATTTATTGAAGAATGTGACATGGCGTATGAGAAGGTCACTCGAAATGTACAGCCGTTATCGGGAGCAGTGAGAGAAGCAGTTGAAAATGTGTCGAAGACTGGCGTGAAAGTTGTGTATCCCTCCGGTCATGAGGACTACATAGAGACAGCAGTTGCAAGGGCAGTAAGAACAGGTGTGGCGCAGGCCACAGGAGATATACAGATTGCGCGCATGGAGGAAATGGAGTGGGACGTTATACTCACAAGCGCACATTATGGGGCACGTACTGGAGATGGCGGGGAAAACCCAGGTAATCACTATTGGTGGCAGGGAAAATTTTTTAGCCGTACTGGTCGGGATAAAAGGTTTCCTGATTTTCGCACTTCAACAGGATACGGTTCCGTAACTGGATTGTGCGGTGCAAATTGCCGCCATTCTTTCGGACCTGGAGATGGCATTCATAATCCATATGGAGACATTGATTCCGAAGCAAACAAGAAGATTGAGGATATTAACAAGCACATGAGAGAAATGGAACGTAATATCCGTAAAACAAAGCAAGAGTTGCTTGGTTTGCGAACGGCAATTGAGAGCACGGGGGATGAAAAGTTGAAGTATGAGTTACAACAGGAATACGACCATATAGCCGCCACCCTTAAAAGACAGAATGCGAAATATAAGAATTTTTGTGATATGCATAATATAAAACCTTTGCAGGAAAGGCTGCATACAGCAAAGTGGGGATATTCGGAGGAATCGAAGGCTAGAGCGGCTGCGGATAGATACAATAACAAATCTACATAAGAGGTGCGTGTGGTTCTTCGGGAACATACATGGGGTTCGATTCCCCTCACACGTGTTACCTGGCCGGGGGTCAATCCGGCAGAATCCAACCGCAGAAAGAGCGGTCAATAAAATCATTTCAGGAGGCTAGGAAAATGAAAAACATTTATGAAATCATGAAAGAGTTCGGAATTGAGATCCCGGAAGACAAGAAGGAAGGATTTGACAAGGCATGGAAAGAAAATTACCGGACAAAGGCTGAATTCGAGAAGGCGGCAGCCAAAAGGGATGAATACAAACAGTCTCTTGAGGACGTGCAGGGAAAACTTGAAGATTTTGAGAAGGTGGATGTGGAAGACTTACAAAACCAGGTTAAAACCCTAACAGCGGACTTGCAGAAGGAGAAGGAAGAGCGTGA